AGGTTAGTAACAATAGTATTATGTGCATTCGCATCTGCAGCAGTCTCAAGACTGGTTAGATCGGACAATACACTTGTAGTTGTAGTAGATAAGGTATCCAGATAAGTAGTGAGACCATTAACTACAGTAGCGTGACTTGGTTGTGGCTGCGCACGCCCTGGTGGAATGTCTCGTAAATCAAGTAGTGTAAAGTATTTTACTCCCCAAATATTTTCTGGTAATAATCCATCTATAATCTGACTCTGTTGGAACTGACTATACCCTTCCATAATATCTAGGCCTGTAGCTGAATCTTTTAATGCAACTCTGAATGCTTCGTCGTTCCCGGAAGGGATACGCAAGGAATTTAAGTAATCAATTTGTATGTCGGTCCATTCATGTAAAGAGAGTATACCAAGTATGATTGGGTCACGTTCTACCGCGGTTTTGGTTCCTAAATTATCAAGTACTTTATTCACACCCTCGTTTAATACACTGAGTCTAAATTTGAGCGACGGTATTTCATCGGATACCGACTGTACGTATGAATTTAATTTATCGATGGTGATATCTCTACCTGCAGTCAGGGGTGGAAGAGAAGTTAAGCTGTTCGCGAGTGTATAAATTTCATTGTTCCATACGGGCTTCGTAAGTAACGCCGTAACACGCGCCCCTCGTTGTGCGACTGTTTCATTTGGGAAATCATCCAAACTTGTTTTCACTGTTGTTTTTAATCCATCAAAATAAAGTTTTGCAGCATTGAGAAATTCTTTGAGTTTGTTAATAGTGCTAATTTGCACAGTTTTCCCAGGTTTGAGAGTATCTAGACCAGATAAGTAATAACTAGTTGCTTCTAGGTAAACACGGAGTTTTAATATGAGTAATTCTTCTTCTAGGTTAGTCAAAGGTGAAGTTTTCAATATATTCAAACTACTGATTTGCCCCGATCCCCAAATACTCGGAATGGCGAGGAGACGGTCTATGATATCACTACGTTGGGTACCAATCGTTCCGGGAATACCAAGTAAATCTGCAGTTGCATTGACATGTATAACATTGATTTGTGTAGGTATAGTATCAATATATTGCTTGAGAGTGGTTACATAAGCCTGATCGTCACCAGATGGGGTAAGTAAAGCATCCAAGAGAGTAATTTGTGCTCCATTTCCCCAATAAATACTCAGACGTATCACATCTATATCGGCTTTTCGTTTGTCTACATCTGCTTCACCTACGAGTGCGTCCAATGCAACCCCTATAACACCCACCCATACTGGATTTTGTTTGATTGTAACAAGGGTTCTAAACTGAGTTGGTGAATAATTATCAAGTTGGTGCAATTGGTTCAAAATGGAAATATATTCATCCGTCCATTTACCAGTTTTTTTAGCAATAAAGAAGAGTTCCTTAACACAGTTTTTGAAATCCAATTTAAAATTACCCGTTTTGGATTCAGGCTCGATTAAGAATGTATTTCTTTGGTGCTGCTCAAATAAAATTTCTAAGGGTCTACTCTGTAACATACAACGCTCTGCCGTATTCAAATGAACGAGGTTCAAATTGACTTTAAAATTACTTAATTCGAGCTGCCGTGTTACTCGATTGTTTGCCTCTGGGTCCCATAGCGTATCATTAAATTTATCCTGTGTTGCGAATATAACATCAATGGCCGGTCGTAGTTTTATCCGGAGCAACAACTCCTGATCATATATGGAACATAAAGGAAATCCATGCGCCGGGCGCCGATGAAAGTAGAAGGGAATCTGGATTCTATATTCATTTGTACTAAATGGGTCTACCCCTTGTACGTTGTACTGTCCATCATAAAACTCTTGTAAAAACTCACGGTCCGAACTCCCTTGAAAATGCTTGCCATGTAACACATCCACACTGGACCTGTATGATTCGGGTATATTCAATTCTCGATCTATGAATATATCATCTGATGTGATTGTATCAATTTTATGATCACCCACAAACAATTCGACATACTCAATAACTGAAATTCCAAATATATCGACAGGGAAAAGGTTAGACGCGGCACCCTCGATAAGACCTGGAATGGAATTAGGATCGGCTACGAATGAGAGAGTTATATCTTGTAAAATATCACCATACTTTTGTGGAATTGGCACCTCTAAGAAGTCACCTGTATGCACCCCTTCCGCAAAGGAAATTTTAAAATTTTCAGTTGCATAGTTTGTATACTTGCTAAACCTTTTAGTAAAAAAAGAAAATGACGGGTCGATACTTAAAGAGTCGCTTATTGTACCAAGCGCTACAATCTGGACTCGACCTGCCATATAGTACTATGTACCATTAATATTTTAAGCCACTCAATCCACTCGAATAATGGAGTATATTGTAACTCTTCGCATAAATCTGAACCTCTGTGATGTCACCTTCTTCAGCTGAATATGGATCTGAATAATCTAATTTGATTTGACATCTTTGGTCTATTATACGACTGAAATTCAAATGTCCTGATGGACTGTTATCCAATGGGTAAAGTGCGAAAGAATAACTTGCAATTTGGTCTCTTGTTGGTAATTGAAATGATGTTCCATCAAGGAATGAAACATCTCCACCTACCCCTGATAATGCATTTGTTAGAGAATTTTCATAAACTAATTTTGAAAAAGATTCCTTGAATAAGGATGTATTGTTCAGGGTTACCCCCAATTCTTTAAATTTTGTATTGAGCATGTACTGAATCAATTCTTTATCATTTTGATAGGAAAACTTCCTTGATTTCTTTCCTGCTATGAAATACATTGTTTTAACTGGATGCTGGAAACGTAAAATGATTTCATCTTCATCTTTGGTCCTTGGTATATCATGTCTTCTCAATTGCATCTGTGTAATCAACTGGTCAACTGGAGCACTTTTTAAATAATTCAGTTCGTCATCACCCAAGTATGCATAGGTTGGTAAAAGAGATGCTGTTTGTATATTTGCTTGTATATCATTTTCATTTATGTATGGTCGTAAGAGTTTATCAAGGCTCCTGAATTTTATTCGAACATAACAATCATGTTTATCAAGTTTACATAACAATACGGAAGCTGGTAAATTATTATAAAAGTAGAATGGTAAATCGATATACATTTGTCTCAACTTCCATTCACCGGAATCATTTTTACCATATGGTTGTTCCTTCGCAGTTGTTAGAGGGACGATACTATCTCTAAAATTATAGTCACTCGCGTGATATTTATGGTACAGATAAATCCAATCACCTGTGAGTCTTTCTATATGCGTCCCCCCTATAAAAAGATCAGCGTATTCGATAGCATGAATACCAACATTGGGTGTGAACGGGTCCTCATCTGTGATTGTTTCTTCTGTGAGTACTTTGGAAAAGAACTTATACCGGAGTGTTAAGTTCGTGAGAAGATCACCCATATCCACCGGGATTATACAAGTTGTCTCCTGACCAAATCTAGCATCGAGTAGTGGATTTTCTCTCACATCGAATGCAAATTGTGTATGTTTTTTGAAGATACCAGAAAAATGAGAATAGGTGGGACTCCCTGTTATGTGGATATCCTGAGTTCCTAAACTGTCTAGTCGTAGTCTTCCTGCCATCTCTACTTAATTATACGTTTTGTTTTTTAAGTCTGCAATAAAAAGCCATCATTGAATGATAATGTTTTGTACCCTGTGTAATACATATGAAACTTATACTCTGGGTTTTCGAGGCGTGATCCATTCCCAAACTGGAGACCTATATCATCAACCATTTCCATATAAAATTTAGTCTTTTCTGAATTTAGGGCAGAGAAATCAAGAAACCCCGAGGGTGTGGTACTCTTAGGGAACAATGCGAAATTATAAGTGTAAATGTAATTAAGTAAATAATTGGGTGAAGGTGGTTCAAATGCGTACGTCCTCGTTACATCGGTTGCTGAACGCGCTAATCTCGAGCGTAAAGGGACATAACTGAAAAAATACTCTCTATCGTTGTTGGATACATTTGGAATGCGTTCATCATTTAATATGAAATAAGCACGTTTTAGGAGATGTGGTTCATTGGTATCGTTAATCTGTGAGCGAGTAAAGTTGAAACGATTCGCGGTTGTTGAATAGAACCATTTATTTATATAATCGGCTCTTTCATCAGGCAAACTTCGATACTCCTCTTCATCTTCATATCCTTCGTACCTAAAAAACCAATGAAAACATTTGACTGGGACACTCGGCTCCAATTGTAATACAAATTCTCTTTTTTGTGGTTCGAGGGGAATACTCGAATGTTTGAATACAAAATCATATATAAATTCTTGGTTAGGTCTCATGAAATATAACCGTTCTTCTGGAGAAATTGTAATTTCCTCGGTAATGACTTTGAAAATTGGCATTTGCTTCAATGGTGGTTTTTCAGGTAGACCTCGGGAAATAGTGTTTTCATCTACACGCTGGTTATAGATGGTGGAGAAAGACTGTTTGAAAAATTCAATTTCGAGTGTAATTTTCTGTTTATGAATGGCACATAGAGGAAACGGAGCCTTATTTTGAACGTTTTCTGAATAGACATCACCTGCATAATTATGTGAAAAGAAGAATGGTATATGGATATAAAATTGATTACTTTGCGCTGCCTTCTGACCAGATGGTTGAGTCGTCTCACCACCGACTATATTTCTATTGTACAGTGTATTTGCAGCCATTTTTTGTGAATCATTCGTGTACAAATTATCATGGATTATACACCAATCCGCTGTTATTTCTTCGAGTATTTGAGTATCCACTTTAAATTTGATACTTTTGATTATTTTCCGACCAAGTAGTTGCATGTCCCACGACCAATTCGCGATTTCGGGTAATGTAAAAGTGGGTGGGGGAATAGCTCCATCGACGATCTGTTTTACAGTGTTGGGGAGAACATTATATACACTTTGAACAATATCACCCGAAATTAAAGTATTAATTTCTGATCGCAGTGTGATTGTTACAGTCCCGTTAAGTACATTAAGTATATCGAGACTAAATGTGTAACTATTTATATCAATCCCTAACGCAGTAACTAGTTGACTCCCTGGTTTTACTCTACCAGATATAATATCTAATAGAGCGACATATACATTATTGGGTGTATTGGTAAATAGTCCCACTGGAAATGTCGTGAGAAGTAAAGTATTAAACTGCCTTTCAAATGATAAAAAAGATTCGAAATCTGGAAATAAGAAATTAGAAAAAATAACTCCAACTGCATTTGGTGCACCTGCTAACCACCACTTACTAAACGTATCGTACCCGAATTCGAGCAACGTTTTACCACCAAATAAAACTTTTTGTGTCGTCTCATTGAATGTAATATCCTCATTATTCCAGTCCGGCAATTCCATTTGAATCCATATATTATTTAAGAGATCCCCCATATTTTGTGGTTTCAATTCGACACGAACCGTTTCACCGAAAGGCCATGAAGGTGAAACGCCTGCGTTTACTGTGTGTACATTATGATACTTCCGAAATTCGGAGTGTCTCATATTGTCATTATATTTAAACAATGATTCTTCAGGGTCTTTGGAAAGGAGGTGTGTATCCTGCTTTCCAATAGCTTTGAGGGAAATTTTAGCAGCCTCACCCATATCTACTTACTGCTCACATATTTTTAATATCATTCTTCCACATCGTAATGTGACTAATCTTCAACATCTTTTCCAGATCCTCTTTCGCCTGTGCCGCTTCCGTCATCAGCGCTTTTACGCGTTCCTCTGTGTATTCAACCGTCCTCGTATTGAGGAGATAGTCCAAGTTTCCATCAATCTTAGGAAAGATAGAGGACATCTCATTCTCTAATTCTACCTTCTTCCTTTTGAACACCACTAACTTCCCCTCAATGACCATTGATACAAACTTTGATTTATGGTCACACATTTCCGTCCGCTTCTCGAGGACATCGATGAGATGTGCCTTACGCTTCTTATAATGCTCTATGCGGAGTTCCACAAAGTCTGTTAGAATCTCTTCAGGGCTCGCATACTTGTGAATACCCTTCGTTGGGTGAAAGAGGTGCATGTTTGAGACACGGAATGTCTTTCTCAACTTGAGATCTTTGAGTAAATCTTTCCCTGCATAGTCCATGATTTCAAAATGAACATCATCTGTGGTAGAGTTATTGGTGTACCCCCCAATCATCTTCTTTTCCACGAGACCGTCGAGGTACTCCTTATAGTCTTGGGTCCATCGTCCGGGTGGTAATTCGGTGACCACAATATTGGTTCCGGACCAATTCCATACACCTTCCATCATCCATGTGTCTTCCTCCTTGTGCACCACCCCCTTGAAACCCCTGAACCAGGGTCGCATAGGAACAATTTCATCACCACTCAAAATCCGTTTGATGTTCGCCTTGATATCCTCGGGGTTGAAAGGTGGTACATAGCAACTGAAACCTGTACCAATACCTTCAGTCCCATTGACCAAAACCATTGGTAAGGTGGGCATGTAAAAGTCGGGTTCGATGGAGCGTCCATCATCATCCAAATAGTTGAGAATTGCATCATCCTTGGGATCGAAGAGCTTCCTCGCATCCTTGGTGAGCCTAGTGAAGATATACCTCGTTTGGGACGCATCCTTACCACCCATAAGCCTCGTACCAAATTGACCACAGGGCTCCAAAAGATTGATATTGTTAGACCCCACATAATCGTTCGCCAACTTCACAATCGTATCCGCGAGAGAAACTTCACCGTGGTGATACGCACTCTTTTCAGCTACAAATGCGGCCAATTGAGCAACCTTCATCTCATCCTTGAGATTCTTCTTGAAGCAAGCGTACATAACCTTACGTTGCGATGGCTTGAGACCATCAGCCATGTGTGCGATGGAACGCTTGAGATCTGCGAGACTGAAGTTCACCAAATCCTTATGCACAAAGTCTGTGATGTCCAACTGTTTCACACTTCCGTAGGGTACTTCAAGTTGGTCAGCATCCTTTGCTGTATTCTCGAGAAGCCATACTTTTCGAGCATCCGCCTTCTTCTTATCGAATGCGAGAATGATCGAGGCATCTGTCATCTTATCCATATCAAATCGAACAGTGAGATCCTGAATCTGTTTGAAGTACTCACGAGCCTCCGCCGATGTGGAAGTACCCAAACCCTTATAGTACTTGACTTTCCACCCAGCCTTACCATCACCATACCAGGTCCTAAACGCAGAGTCTGTGTAGAAAGACTTTACACTAGAACCCTTTGTCGCCTTGATGATTGGTGTCACCATACTCACCACAAAGTTAAGCTTGAGGAGGCTCGGCCAGAAATAATGAATCATGTTTAGGATGAGACCCTTGATGTGAGACCCATCGTTATCAGCATCGGTCATGATCATTAAGCGTCCATAGCGAAGCTCTGAGAGATCCTTATAATCCTTACCCTGTTGGAGACCCAAAATCTTCTTGAGGTCATTGAACTCCTGGTTCGATGTGAGTTGCGACACAGAGACATCCCTCACATTCTTACACTTACCACGGAGTGGGAATACACCATAGTGGTCCCTACCAACCACCGAGAGACCGGCGACCGCCAAAGTCTTTGCAGAGTCACCCTCGGTTACGATGAGGGTACACTCTTTCGAATGTTTGGTTCCCGCCTTATTCGCATCATCCAACTTGGGGATACCTGTGATAGTAGACTTGCGGGCACCATCAGACTTCTGGAGTTCCTTCATCTCCTTAAACCTGGAGAGTGCCAGGAGTTCATCAGCGATTCCAGTCTTGAGCGCGTTCTTGATAAAACTTTTAGGTGCTTCAAACTTACTCCCAAAACTTTGAGACTTTGAGGTACACTCAGACTTCACTTGGCTGGAGAAGGTTGGATTCTCGAGGGTTGCCTTAACAAAGATAGTAAAAGTATTCTTGACTTGTTGAGGTTTCAACTTAATCTTCTTCGCCATTTCATCGATGATACCATTTGCGATAAGGTTTGCTGCGTGATCGACATGGGTTCCACCCTTATTGGTGCAGAGTCCATTCACGAATGAAACCTGCTCCATTCCATTTTCAGCGGGTCCAATACACACTGACCACCGATCGGTATTAATAGAGCACACCTCTTCAACACCCTCATGCATCTTAGCATATGCTTCAAATGTCTGTTTGGTGAGCACGTCATCATTGAACTTCACTTTACAGTTTTGGGTGGTACAGATATTCGCATCCCAAACCCGTTTTTGGAAGATGTTATAAATGGTATCGTCCATCTTGGACATCCCGAAACGTTTCCACTCGGGAGTGAAAGTGATGGCGACAGATGACGTAGCAGCTGAATATTTTTTGATTTTAGGGGGGTCACAGACAGTCATATTCTTCGACCACGATTGGGTATAGGTTTGCTTCGTCTCATGGTCCTTGATGACCACGGAAAAGTCAGTGGAGTAGATGTTCGCCAATTTGGCACCGTAGCCATTGCGACCACCGACGATACGCTTTTGGGTATCATCATAATTGGTACTTGTGAGGAGGTGTCCAAAGACGAGTTCAGGGTTCCATAGACCCTCTTTCTCATGCATTTTTACAGAAATACCACCGAGAGGACCATTATTCTCGATGGTCACGGACCCCGACCCCTTATCGATGGCGACGGAGATGGAACTGACATGTTTGGGGTGGAGAGAGTTGCGGTCAATAGCATTGACCAGGATTTCATCAAAGATCTTCAAGAGGGCTGGGGAATACTTGAGGTTCTTCTTGGAGAACTTTTCACCGTTGAGGATCCAGTAGGGTTCTGTACCCAACTCAACTGGACCGACATAGGAGTCAGGTCTCTTCAGAACGTGTTCGATATGGGTGAGTTTTTGAACGCTTTCCATGATTTCTTACTTTAATTACAAATCAAAGCTCTAACTTAGGTTTACTATCACTTTTTGGCAATTCTCTCTAAATTTTTTACCGCGACGAATTTCGTCGTACTCACGCAGAATGTGAAACTTGGGTGAGTGAGGTAAGAGGTAACCACTTGTCCATATCTTCTCCCAAAATTCCGGGCTAAAGTGGTCTTTCATGAGAGCATATAACTTGAGGTCTCTCTGGTCGACCCATTCCTTCGTGGCCCACGGTTTCTTAGGCATTCGTCTATAGTTCCCCTCGTAACGGTTTCTCAAGGTATCGCCCTCTATAACGATGTTTCCTCCTCGGGAATACCAGTCGTCCAGACACCGATTCACGTCCTCTTTGTCGAATGAACTCATGTCTGTGAAGGCTAAATCTCTGTCTCAACTTAGGTATACTTTTTTCTTTGGATACGATAAGAAGGATGTACCTCTACCTCATCGTTGCGATTTTCGTATTATTTTTGATGATGCAAAATCGTTCAAGAGGTACCAAGAGTTCTATTGAGAAAATGGTGAAGCAGTCCGCACAGTATGCCATCACCGCCCAACAGGATGTCTCACCAGTCATGTCTGTACGACATGCTAACTATGCAGTCGCCCACCTCTACGCCCTTGGGAACATAGCAACTGATACACAGATTCATAATGCTACAGGTATAGATGTGAAGAAGTTCAAAGAACATATCACAAATGTTCAAGAAATGGTTACTAAGAAGACAGTTGATAAATTTCCAGATTTCGAGGGTCAAGTTGATATGTATCTCTCTGAAATTGCATAAAACACCTAAGTACACTCTCAAGAGTAAGAAAAAGTCAAGAAAAAAATGCAGGTCGTGCATGATCTTATGTGGGAGCGTTGCCTCGAGGATGCGGTCAAAATGTACCGTTTCAGCGAGCCAGATGAGAAGTGTATCCAGCTCGCGAATGCAACCTGGATTATGAAGAAGAAGTACCAGGAACATGAACATAAAAAAGATGCGAGGAAATTAATTGTACTCGAAAAACCACCAGAAATAGTAAACGAACAACGAACATCGAAGAAAATTTGTTGTGCGACGACGATGTCTGGAAAATCCTGTTCATTCAAGGCTGTTTGTGGAGACTATTGTAAAAAACATAGCGTGAAGAATGTGACCCTAGGGACGAAAGTAGATGTGAGTAAAATTAAAATCACCGACTAATAGAAAGATAATGTTAGACCAGGAAAGTCTTAGACCTGTAATAATAGCGATGGCACTTTACATTGCCGTAAATATTATTCTTCCTCGTATCGTCACCAAACCTACCGGTTTCCAACCCCTCGATGACATTGTAATGACTAGTATTGCTCAACGAGATTCGTTAATGAGTGGTACTATCCTAATTGGTCTTATCATCTTCGCTACCAATTACATTCAAGGTGAATTCTTCTAATACATTCTTCACCCCAACTAAGTTTTTCGTGTGTTCATGATCCATATGACGAACACGAGTATCATACGCATGTCTCATGAACTCCAAGAGTTGGTCAAAATTTGGTTTACCCCAAACCATACCCTTTTTGAAGAGGAAATCATCCTTCTCCAACTCTTGAAGTCCACAATCAATCGTGTAAGGTGTCTTGATATATTCAGGAGCACCACCATAATCCGTGATGATCACAGGTTTATCTCTCAACGCCGCCTCTACAGCCCCCATACCAACACCCTCGGAATGTGAGAAATTCACGTAGCAATCACATCGATTATGAAGTTCATCCATCCCATCATCAGAAAGGAGATCGTTAATGACTTCAACTCTAGGTAACCGAATATCTACTGGTTGATTACATGTCGCCTTTACAACGAGACGTGTATTTGGTTCATTGAGACGGATGAAAGCTTGGAGAACATCTTGAAATTTCTTTCGATGATCCATAATGTTCCCAATATGATAGAATGTGTATGGTCTCTCTTTCGGTGTTGGTACATGAGCGTGAATAACATAGAACTCATTATCAGGAAACTGTCGGGAGAAAACCCTCTTACAGAATTCACTAGGTACGGCAACACGTTTAAACTCTTTCATGATCATACCATAATCTTCATGAACCGTTTCAGTCTCACATATGGTCATACATGTGAGATTCTTGATACGGGTTCGTACATACTTGAGATATTCCAGGTGACTACCAATCGGGAGCATAAAAATCAGGCCATGTTCATGTTCAGGAATTTTACTTCCAAATACATGATAACTTGTATCGGATTGAAACAATCGAGTATATTTTTGAGCATGATTTCCTATACCCGTATTTAGATGAGGACCTATAATGATCATTTGAATTAAAGATAATCTTTCTTTTATATATAATACAATGGATTCTCTACGCAAAGAAATTGAACAGGAAATGAAGCGTGCTCGCCTCGACAAGGGTCGTCTTTACGATATTATTCTCAAACTAGTTGATAACAGTAGCGTAGGTGGTGCGGCCACTCAAGGTTCCCGAGGCCCCCCTGGTCCCCCCGGTCCCCAAGGCCCCCAAGGCCCTCAAGGCCCTACCAGTCCAAAGAGTGAGTCCAAAGAAGCTACTCCCATTATCGATGCATCTGTTAAGAAGGTCCCCATTAAGAAGGCACCCGTTAAGAAGGTCGTCTAAATATATAAGTCAAACCTACCCCATTATAAATACACATCGGTCATTACCCATTATGTATTTATATCGAGACATTTGTATAAAGTAAAAAATATATGATAAAGATATATGGGAAAGAAAGTCCTAAAGGTTGAGAAGCTCATATCAGAAAATGGTATAATAGAGCTTGAAGCAGGTACTCAAATCATAGGTGGTACATTTCAATCTAGTACCCAATGGGGTGCCGGAACAGTAAATACTGATATACATTATAGTTCAGGAGACGTAGGTATTGGTACAAATGATCCCAGGTTTACTCTGGATGTAAATGGTACAGCGAATGTGGGAGTATTAACAACGACGAGTGTTTCAGGTGATGGTTCCGGTCTGACAGGTATTCTAACCTCTGCTATACCCAATTTAAATCAGTCACAATGGACTACTAGTGGTAATGATGTTTATATTGATAATAATTCTATTAGTGTGGGTATAGGAAAGACTCCCACTACAACTTTAGATGTACTTGGTACAGTGAAAGCTACTACAATGCGAGCGACGACTATTGTCGGTGAGGGTTCTGGTATCACGAATATTCAAGCTACGAATATAGCCGGCTTAACTAATTCACAGTGGACTGGGGCGACTAACGGTATAAATTATAGTGGTGGTAGAGTTGGTGTAGGAACCAGTACACCTGGGTTTACTCTAGATGTAAATGGTACAGCAAATGTCGGTGCATTAACGGTGACGACTATTTCAGGTGTTGGTTCCGGTCTCACGGGAATCCCATCTTCCGCTGTTATCGGTGGTTCTGATGTATGGGTTACATCAGGTGCTGATATAAACTTCACTGATGGTAGAGTTTCTATTGGAACGGATATATATGACGCGAACCTCCATGTCGAAGGTACTGTGTTCATATCTTCGAACATTGAAGTTGGTATAGCCAATTTATTCGTAGATACCAGTACTTCTAATGTTGGTATCCGGACGAGTACACCTGGGTACGCACTTGATGTTAATGGTGACATTAACTGTTCAGGTGAATTTTACAAGGGTGGGGCTACATTTGTAACCAGTCCGTGGACAGTAACTAATGATGACCTAAAGTATACGACTGGTAATGTTGAAGTTGGTACAGCAAATTTATTCGTGGATATAGAGAATTCAAATGTGGGTATTGGAACTGCTACACCGTTGGAAAAACTTGATGTTATTGGAGCTGTAAAGGCTACCTCTTTTATTGGAATTCAAGCGAGCGATATTCCAAGTGGTTTAGATACAGGTGTAATCACTACTGGTGTGTTCAACGCACTACGTATTCCTGATTTGCCTGCGAGTAAAATTACATCAGGAACCTTCCCTACGGGGCAAATCCCCGAATTGTCAGCGAGTAAAATCACTAGCGGTACATTCCTTCAAGCCCGTATCCCATTATTGTCGGGTGTAACGGGTGTGTTCGACCCCAATGTAGACGCAATCAAAATTGGTAACGGTGCAGGAACGACCAGTCAAGGAGCTGATGGTGTTGCCATAGGGCATGATGCAGGAACGACCAGTCAAGCAGCTGATAGTGTTGCCATAGGGCATGATGCTGCGACGACGTCTCAGGGAACCAAATCCGTCGCCATAGGGAATCTAGCGGCTACGACGTCTCAGGGAACCCGTAGCGTCGCTGTAGGGTACTACGCGGGTTCGACGTCTCAGGGACAATACTCCGTCGCCATTGGGGTCCAAGCGGCTCAGGATACACAGGGAGAGACTGCTATCGCTATAGGGTATAAATCGGGTAATGCGGATCAGGGAGACCAAGCCGTCGCCATTGGTAAGGACGCGGGTGAATCGAATCAGACAGCCAGCGCCGTCGCCATAGGGTTCGAGTCGGGTAAGACTAATCAGGGAGCCAGCGCCATCGCCATTGGTACGGAAGCGGGTGAAACGAATCAGGGAGACTCCGCTATCGCTGTGGGACAACTGGCGGGTCAAACGAATCAACATGACAACTCAATCATCCTCAATGCCTCTGGTTCGGCTTTGAACAGTGTCGGGGCAAGTAGGTTCTATGTGAAACCTATCCGAACCGCCACCGTGACGAGTAATGTGGTCACTTACAACAGCACGAGTGGGGAAGTATTGGATTGTAATACAGTTACGATAAATACATTAGGGCATATCACAGCAGTTAAATTTTTGGGTGATGGGTCAGCACTTCAAAATCTTCCCTCCGCTGGATACAACTCCGCCGTGGATGATATCAAAATTGGTAACGGTGCAGGAACGACCAGTCAAGCAGCTGATAGTGTTGCCATAGGGCATGATGCTGCGACGACGTCTCAGGGAACCAAATCCGTCGCTATAGGGAATCTAGCGGCTACGACGTCTCAGGGAACCCGTAGCGTCGCTGTAGGGTACGCTGCGGGTTGGAACACACAAGGAGACAACGCCGTCGCTGTAGGTCAACATGCGGCTCAGAATAGACAAGGAGTGGATGCCGTCGCTGTAGGGAATAGAGCGGGTCAGACGGATCAGGGACCCGATTCTATTGCTATAGGATATTATGCAGGTAATTCGGATCAGACATCTAATGCCGTCGCCATAGGGTTCGAGTCGGGTAAGACTAATCAGGGAGCCAGCGCCGTCGCCATTGGTACGGAAGCGGGTGAAACGAATCAGGGAGACTCCACTATCGCTGTGGGACAACTGGCGGGTCAAACGAATCAACATGACAACTCAATCATCCTCAATGCCTCTGGTTCGGCTTTGAACAGTGTCGGGGCAAGTAGGTTCTATGTGAAACCTATACGAGCTGCTACCGTGACGAGTAATGTAATGATATATGACGCTGCGAATGGGGAAGTGATAGATTGTACCGGAGTCACGGTAAGTTCTTCAGGGGATGTCACAGCAACTGGTGATATCACAGCATACTCCGATAGACGTCTCAAAACAAATGTTCAACGTATTGAGAATGCCCTCGATAAAGTGTGTGCCCTCGGGGGGTACACGTTCACGATGAATGAAAAACCTTCTACGGGTCTCATTGCACAGGAGGTTTTGGAAGTTCTTCCAGAAGCCGTTCACGGGTCAGAGGAGACACAATATTCACTCGCATATGGGAATATGATCGGTCTACTCGTGGAGGCGGTTAAAGAATTAAAAGAAAAAATTGGTTAATATAAATGCCTATAAGCCTAAAGGATACGGGGGTACTATTCGGTGATACTGCACCACATTCATTATCTGAACTTTATGGTGAGCCATTCTCGGGTGGAACGACTGCACCAGCTTCGGGGACGATTAATCTAAATGCATTCAATGGTGAAACGCCACCAGCTGTTACCATTACCGGTTTTACAATTGGGACGTACTCTACCACATATTTAGTACCACCCGTACTATCTTCTACTACACAGTCTAATTACACTGTAAGTGGACATACTGGTACAAATAATCTATTAAAAGCATTTGATAGGGCTGCTTACTCAAATTATGATTCGAGAACGGGTGGTGCGAATAGTATTGATGTTATATTTAATAATAACATTTACCAGGGATCGGCAACAACCTGGACAGGTGTGGCTACGTATGATGCACCATGGATTCAGGTAGAATTACCAACCGCTAGAACTGTGGTAGGTATGGTAATAAGATCAGAGGCAGTTACAAATGTAGGACAAAAATTACGATTACTTGGAAGTAATGATAATACTAACTGGGATCTTGTATTTTCGACAAACACTACTATAAATAATCCAGGTGGTGGTAGAAATAATATGAACCCTATTGTCATACAGTTTAGTAGTACTACTGGGTCTTATAAGTATTATGCTTATGTATGGCTGGGAATCACAGCAACCACTGGTACTTACCTTGCACGATTAGCTCAATTTAATCTCATAACACAATAAATCGGTCACATTTTTTATGTGGGAGATTTATTGACCCACCATATGAAGCCACCGAACAGAGATGCTAATAAAGCTATAAGAAGACCAAATGAATACTTTTTGGGGTTTTCATCTGGAGGTTTATCAGGTAACTTCTGAACATTCTGATTAAGTGTATCAATCTTTTTGAGAAGTTTCTCAAGTGCTTGGAGAATCTGGAGTTCTCGGTCTTTTGGTTTTTCTTTTACATTTACAGTGGTAATCTCGAGTACCATATACCACTTTGCATCTGGTTGAAGTGAGACATAGTCACCGTCATCCTGTTGTTCAAAAATCTTAAAGTCTAACTTTTTGATGGAAATTGGGTTGAAATAGTGTTGTGTCCGATTGAAAAGTTTAGCCTGTTTATCTCTTATGACAATACCATTACTACCAGTAAAGTGTCTTTCTAAAGGTACACGAGCAAATACCTGACCATGGCGTTCGTCGAGAATTTGGGCAACCTTTGGTACATCCGGGCAAACGATATCGACAAACTTTGCGACATTGGTATTGAGATTGGAATTATTTTCACCAATTTGTGTGATGTAGAAATCAACCATCTTTATACCCATTACACGCCCCATATCTTCGACATGTGTATTTGATTTCAGTGTAAGATCGAGTGAAAAAGTATTATTCGTTCCATTGACAAAGTTTGAATCGAGTATCACGTATTGAACCTTTTTAGGTATGTCGTCTAAAGACATTTCTAATGTTTACAAATATTATATTATGCTCCCTGCTATTGCACGGAATATAAGCATCGTTGGAGTTTGGGACTTCACCCGTCTCATGAAATCATATAAAAGGAAGGGTCCATAATTATATAGAGATGCTTCTCACAGCTATTTTTAACACCGTAATTGGGATGGGTCCATACTATATGGAATCAACATACAAATGGCTAAAAATGGCTCTATGGAATGCACCAACCCGTATAATCTTAGATGTCCAACTCGAGCAACTGAGACTTGAACGAAATAAATGGAAAGAGGAATATACACCTAAGTCGGAATAAAAACTTAAAAAAATAACAATGACTGAATACGCTATTCCTATTGGTGAACTCATCGCTCGTTCCTCATATCCACTTGGTATTTCGGGATTGGCGACAGACGAACTACGAATTGCATTTCTCCAATCTACTGCTCCACTTTGTTCAGACGTTCAACGTTTGATTTGGCACGAAGTACTTCACTGCTCACAGCCAATTGAACCCCCATCTACGCCTAGGAAATGTCCAACTTATTCCAGACTGTCGTCGGTTTCTTTACCCCGAAACCTGTTTCAGGTAAAGTCATAGAGACCGTGAACGAATGTGGTGAGAAGCGCTATATTGAAATGGAAATTGAAAGAAATTACCAACTAGAAAGACAAAAAGATTTAGAAATTCTCCTTACGAAGTGTAAAAGGTTATTATCCTTCGTAGAGGCAAAAGATGAACTACAAGCTTTCGAGGAGATGGCTTTTTTTGTTGCAAAGGTGAGACAGGCTAAGTACCGTGGTAATGATATTCAGGGTTTGTTTAAAGAGTTTGAAGAAATTGAAAAAAATATAAAAAGGAGTTCTGAGTCTTTTCAAAACCTAAGTAAAATACTAACGATGATGGGGTAATGGATCTCTTTCATAAACTTATCAATCTTATCGATAAAAATTCAGATAAGATCCCTGAGGGTGACTATCTAGAATTATGTAACACCATTCAGGAATTACGAAAACGGGTGAAACCACCATCATTTCTTCTCGATCAAAACGACCCTATGTGGATGGACGATACTTTACCATCAGATCCCGATACAGCTGCTCAACGAGACCGAGAACAATTTCATCAACAATGGAGAGAGAATGAAGATGATGTGCATCCAGGTCTCCACCAGTTTATACACGAGTTACACGAAGCGTGGTCTGAACCCGTAGAACCAGGTGATGGTACTACAAGCCTAAGTGAATAGAAATATTTGTAATTTCAAGTAAATATGGAACAACTCATGAGTCTTATCGATGAAAACTCGGAACGAATACCTGAGGGAGATTATCTACAAATGTGTCGAATAATGAAAGAAATGTATAAAACTAAAAATACATTATTCGTCACACCTGATGTCGTGAGTGAAAATTTCATAATGACTTCGGAAGCCCTAAATAAGTGTCATACCTGGATTAGAAGTACCGAAGCCCTCCGAGAATCTTTTATTGAACACGAGAAGGATCCCGATGACAAGGTGAAGTTGGGAATTTATAAACAAATTCGAGAAGCCTCTAGATCCTATTGGTGTGAACTTTGCCGAACCTATGGGTATGAGGAACTCATGTGGTTTGTGCATCGTGGTACAAACGCAGAGAGAGATTTCAGATATTATGGCACCGCGCATAATTAGAACCTAAGTTTGTAAGAATATACGTATTTTTAATCTAAAAAACATGGAAGACCTCCGAAGCCTTATGGCTTGTATTGACGACATCTCCAGTAAGATCCCTGATGGCCTCTATCTGGAGATGGCCGATAAAATGAAACGTGTTCATGACCACATGAACGGTAACAAACCGTTCCACGAAGACACGTTCTACTACAGCGACGATGATTCAGAACTTGAAAGTGAG